CTTTGTTCACCGAATAAAGCCATTCCAGCTGTTACCCCTTGTAAACCTGTACCTGCTACTTGTGTGGCCGCACCAAGTGCTTTGAATTTTTGGTCTGGATTAAAACTGTTTACCAAATCATTCGCTAAACCCATTTGGTCTTTTAGGTCTGCTACTTTTTTAGCAGCTTCGACTGCCTCCTTTGAGGTCTCGCCAAATTTTTGCGACATCTTTAAAAGCTCCTGATTCGCTTCTCGTATTTGAGTTTTGAAATTTTTAGTAGCCTGCTCGGTATCGTGAACCGTATTCTCAAGATTTTGAATGGATTTGTTAACCTGATCCATTCCAGTTTCTTTGACTACTATATTGACTTCTTTTGTTATCATCTTCCTTTCGCTATATCCGTGAATTTTCCTGCACCAATAAAATGGTGTGAATGTAATAATTTTATAATTTCTGCTAGTATCATAATGCTTTATGTTGAAGTGAAACCGCTATGTATCTATTTTTTATTGTAACCCCAGTGCTCGCATAAATCTGAAATGTGCCGCCGTTGGTAAAGAAAAATGAACCCACTGGCAAACTAAAACTTACCGAACAATTTTCGTCTATTCCAGTGCCTTTTACAAGTGGAAAAGTAACCGAGCGATATGTTACCCCATTTACAACAAATGAAATATTTACATAATTATCAACTCCAGATGGCGTTACAACTGTTACCGAAAAATCAGCGTGCAAAAGGTCGCCTAATCGAATAGGTACTATTTTTGAATTTGCATCTAACAAAGGAATCCCTCCATTACTTTCAAGTCCGATAGTGATAGGTATTATCGTCATTGTAGTAGATGGAATTGTTTGCGTGTTGGTTGTGTCAACTCTTGACTCCCACCCAGTCGCTCCATACAACTCATCAAAATTGTCGTTAATCATATCGCCACCAGCTCTGAGCGTTGTTCCTGTATTGTCGCCCGCTGTCGTTCCTAAAAATATTGTCTGTTTAGCCATTGTCAAATGTTATTAAGTTGTTGTCAAATGTTATAATATTATTATCTGCTGTTATTATTTTACTGAATTGTGTTATAAAAATATCAATCGTTTGCAAAGTTTCTAAATTCGTAATTATTGCATTGTTGAACCTTGTAAATCCTGTTAGGTTTTCGCTAAAATCAAAGAAGATATTTGTACCTACAATAGTTGAACTTAACCAGCTATCCTCATCAATTGCCACCGTGCTATTGCCTATATTTGGAACTGATATGCTTTGTGTTTGAGCTTCGTAGTCTGCTGTAAGACTACTGACATCAGCATTGAAACCTCCTATTGTTAAATCAAAGGCATTTATTAAATTTAGCTGTACATCTCTAGTAAGTAGGTTCAAATTAAAATTATCAATCCTATAATAATTCCCTTTTATTTCAAGAATATCATTGAGCTGTAATTGTAATAATATTCTCAAAGGAAGTACCGCACTATATTTAAAATTACGCCTTTTGATATTGAAAATCGACTCCACATAATCTTTATAGTGATTTGAGTATAAGGTATTTTCACTTGCTATATTATTCCACTCGTTAAACTCACTACCAAAGGTTAAATTGAATTGTGGTTCCGCTGCATCAACGCTATGAAATGCTGTGTTTATTTTTGTGTTTAACAATTCTTTTGCCCCTACATCGTTAATATATCCAATAGGGTACTCTGGATGATTTACGCTTAAGTTATAAAAAATATGAGGGGCTGGATTTACTGGCGACAAATTTTCGTCAATTATAGAAGCATACATAATGTACGTATCTGGCAATCTCTCATAAACAATTTGCTCGAAAGGTAACTCTATTGTCAAAGCCGTACCCTCCAAAGGCTTCCCATCGGGCAAACCTGTATCAGTTAATTTCGTTTCTTCGTCACCATAAGCCTGTCCAGTTAATGTTTTGAACTGCTTATTTAAAATTGTTGTTGGTTCTTTGAATTTAAAACTAATTTCATTTAGCAAATTACCTCTTGATACTTCCAAAGTATCGGTTTTGACATATCGAGAAATATTCCAAACTTTACCCCTTGCGTAATAATTGTTTATCGTGTCGATATATAAATTTTCATTGTCATCAGAAATAACCACCAATTTAAACATAGAAAATAATCCTTTTAGAAAATCAATGATTTTAATTTTAGGTAAATTATTTGCAATTACAAAATTTGAAAGTAAAGTCTGCTCAGGGAATGATGCTGATTGCGGAGGATTAGTTTGACTTTTTAATTCTAATTTACTCGTAAACTTAAATTCACTATTTGAAGATACATAATAGCTGTGTTTTTGGCCGTCGTCGCTTCGCCAGTCTGCAGTTCTAATCCCTTGTAAATTTGTAAAGAAACCTGCGCTACCATCGTTTATTCTCCTTTCGATTGAATAAACTACATTCTCATATCCAGCACTTGGAGTAATTGTAACATAAGCTCTTTTTACGCCACGGTTGAAAATTGTAACATAATCCTCTAAAACATTAATCTCACCAATAGGGGGCGCAATAGTTCCGGTGTTTGTGAAATTAATCCTTATTTCATTATTTGCTTTTTCAATTAAATTTGAATTATTATTTATCCATAAATACAAATTTTGAAATTCAATACTACCAAAGAAGTCACGGCTGAAACTAATAGTATATTTGCTTTCGATAGCCTCTATGATTTTTATCAAACGAAGTGATGGCTTTAATAAATTCCAGTCTAAACCTCCCGAACTGTTATAAGCAATATTTGAAAGTTTGTCCGTGTTTGGTTGTGTATCTGGTGTCTTGTAATAGAGTTGTTTTTTTACGAATAAAGTATAAATAACATCGCCTGTGTTTTGAAGCAATCCTTTAACAGTTGCACTATTATAATCGTGGTCAAACTCTGACAAGTCTAAAATTGATAACTCATCATTACCCAGTTTATCTTTCAATGAAACAAGGTTTCCAACGAAATTAATAGAGTAAGAATAAGGCACGCCTTTTTTTAATATTACTTTTTCGAGTTGTATTTTGCCAGTTCTGAAAGGCATACCGTCAAGCTCTATTCTGCCGTTTTGTTTTATCCTTGCATCAAAAGCATTATCTATATTAGCATCGTAATAATGTTTAAAGATGCGATTGTTTATGCTCGAAGCTGGCACGGTAAAACTCTTTGCGTAATCAGTTGTATTTTTGGAAATATCGTTCACGTTAGCAATCGAACTGTTTAGCTCGATACTTTCGTCTTGGAATAAATCCAACAAATCATTTTCGATATAAATTTTAAGCATTATTTATTTCATTAAATGCATATTCAAACTCCACTTCGTAATTAATTAAACGGTCTTTAAGCCTGGTTTTATATTCCAAACTTTTACTACCCAATTTAAGAGGTGTGTAAATTCCATTTGCAAAACTCCAAACACTCTCGGACAAAAACAACTGTTTGAAAGTTTCATTCATAGCTTCTGAAACGAAACCGCTATTCATTTTGAATTTTGATTTTCCCTGCACATTGTATGTTACAAATTGATGATTTCCAAATAACGGCTGCCCCCTATCACTTTCAAATTCCTCGCTAGTAATTGTCATTGATTCGGTTTTTGCCTTGAAAAAAGTAATGAATTGCAAAGCACCCTCTTTATTTTGAAATGCTATATCCAACGGGTCGTTTTTACATTCGTCCTGAATATACAAGGTTATAATCTCGTTGTTAAATTCTATTTCAATGTAGTCATCAGTTTGCGCTTGGCTTACATCGACTAATATATTTTGCACCATTTCTGCACTATCGGTGCTGGTAGGTTCAACTATAGAATAATCAATTTCGTTATTTGGGTATGATTTTATATTTATCATTATTCTAAAATTAAAATCGGTAAATTAAAGACTCCACTTCGTTGTACTTTAAATTCATTCCCCTGCAATAAAATTCTATTGGCTGGGGGTTGTGGATTTTCGCCACTCATTCCGTATCCGTAACCTTTTAAAACTAAAGAAGTTGTTACTAATTCTTCAACCCCTGAACCGTCATAAGTAACAGTCGTTTTACACCATCTTTGATTGCTTTCGCTTGGCATAAAATCTATAAAATCATTAATCAATCTTGCAATATTGATTTTATCATTTCCAGTTGAAGCCGTCGGGTTGTTTTTTGTAATTGAATAACTTGCCGTTGCTGGAGGTGTTGCTTTCACTCCATCCCAAACGAAAATCTTTAAAGTAAAAGCCGTGCAAATTGCACCAGTCAAAGGACTGACAAATGGTATCGTTAAATAATATGGCGATAGTGTTTTAATCATAATTTTATATTTTAAAAAAGTTGCAGGGTGATTTCAGCCACCATCTGTGATTTTAAATCTTTGCTTTGAATTTAGCTACTGCAACTTTTATCATTTCAATCTTACTTTTAATTGTTCTTCAACTTCCAACGCATAGGCTGCGTAAATATCGTCTGGCACTCTCTTAAACGCCTGTTCAAAAGGCTTGGTAAAAAAGTTCGTTGTTTCTAATCCTTTATGCCAAATCGAACGAACGATTAAAAAAGCCGTTGCTTTGTATGATAGAAATTGTTTTGTTTTCCTGTCTTGAAACTGTATTCTTTTACGTGCAACCCAACCATTAATCCCTTTCGTTAATCCTCCACTTTTGCCAGTGCCACTTCCAAATTTAAAGGGACTATTCGGGGCTTTTGCCGAACTTGATACACCTTTCACTCCCTTGTCAACAAATTGCCAATAGTCATTCGCTGTGCCAAAATCAAAACTTAAAGTAGTGCTATCCTTTTGCTTAGTAACCTCAAATTTAATCCCGTTGTACAACTTTGAAGTATCTCTATTCTTTTTCTTCGATAGGTTCGACTTCGATTGCTGTACTACGTACTTCCCGAACTTGTTTAACTCGTCTGCTACTGACATAAATTTATAGTTGTATTCGGAACTTCAACCGTGAACGTCAATCTTGCTCCATCTAATAATTTTGGGGCTTCAAATGAGCCTAATTCAAAGTTTGGATTTTCACTTGCCGTTATGTTATTGTCTTCAAAATCAACTAACATCTTATTCCATATTCTATTTAAAACTGCAATAGCTAAATTATGATTATCGACTTCATTATCCTGACCCCAAAAGTCATCCGTTTGAATTTCTTTATTTATGTCTCGAATATCAAAACAAGATAATTCCACATTGAAATTAACAGTCGATCCATTTGTAAAACCTCCCGATTCAATAATAACATTAACAAGAGGGAATGTAGTTTCCTTTGCCAAATCTTGCTTTTTGGTAACCTTATTAACTTGGCTGTCTTGCTCGGCAAGTTGTTTAATATAGCTGTATAGTTCTGTTAGCTGGTTCATAACTCTATCGTGTTTGTGTTACTATTCATAATTTTTGCCTTCAATTTTTGAGTATCTATTTTATAGGCCAAGAACAAATGAAACTCGTGGATATTTGTATTCAAAACTTTATTTAAATTCCAAACTTTGCCTTTGCACATTTCAAAAATCGTAGCATCCCAACCCCACTTCTCGAAGTAGTCGCTGGCACTTCTACCCTCGCTTGTGCCTCCTCCGTGCACTTCTGGGTATAGCTTATTAATTCGTTCGCTAAACTCGAAAAAAAAACAAGCGCACCAGTGACAATCGACATCGGCATATACTTCATTACGTCTGCTCGTTTCTCCGTACCATTGTATTCAACTATTTTATACTTGCTACCTATTTTTTTCTTTATAGGTCTAAAAAGAACTGCCATCAATTTGTGCATATCTGCCACATCCTTACTGTGCAAAGTCAAATCCCGATATTCTCCTGCAGTGATTTTATCGAAGTTCGGAATAAAACCAAATTCCACATCTCGTATTTTAAAAGTAGGTTGAAATTCTACAGTTTGATTTAACGAATCATCAATCATTGCCACTATATCTGTATAGTCTTTTTGGCCTAATAACTTAATTCTTTCACTTTCTAATCCTGTAAAAATTTCTATTTTGTCATCGTCGGTTGATTCAGACAAAGCTGTGTATCTCTGGAATTGCTCCAGTCTAATATCTGCAATTGATTCTGGAATGTTTATCTTCATATCTATATAATTAAAAAAAGCCGTTTTTGTTTTTAGCGAATGTCGAAATTATAGCCACCGCTTAAATTGTAGGTAACGTTATAACGTATGGCATCTAATGCGTGGTTCCACATATCGCAATATAATTTTGAGCCTTTATCAGTGTAAACATAGTTATTTAACTCCTTGCCAATGTTTAAACTTTCGGTATCAATTATTAAGTTATAGTCTTGCATCAAAGAAATTCCTGATTGTATTTCTATTTTTCTTGGCCCTATAACTCTATTGCCTAAAAGTACTAATTCATTTATAAGCATCGGTGCGGAATTATCAGCTATGATTAATTTTCCTTTTGCATATTGATTATTTATATGAGCTATTTCGTGAGGTCGTAAATTAGTTTTATAAAGATGTTCCTTGCAATAGATTATTTTTTTCTTTTTATCAATTGCAACTTCAATCAATGTAGTTGGGTCAATTGAAAATCCATAATCTTGACCAAAAGAAGTTTGTAAATTATCCGGGTTAAACTCCCCGTACTTCCAATTAGTGAAGACAACTCCTTCGGCTTTGTCCAGCCACCCACCTAAAACAACGTGATTATATTTGTGAGGATTGTTATTTTTCATATCCTCAAAATAACCTTGAATTTCTTTAGGCACGAAATCAATGCAATCTAAATAAGTTGTGTGAATGTAACAAACATTATCTTTTACCCCATTGAATCCCTCTTTTACTCCTTTGCTTTCGAAATATTTCTTATAAATAAAATGCTCTTTTGTAGCAGGATTCAATATCATTACTTTAATATTTGCATTTTTATCGTTTTTATTGTTGCCACGAATTGAAAGAAAAATCTTATCGTAAATATTCTCGTCTAACAATTCTTCGGCTTCATCCAAAATCCAAAAACTAAAATCTTTTAATCCTTTTAAATTTGCTGTTTGTTGGTTGCTTCCTGCTTTCAACCCTTTAAAAACTATTTTAGAATTATTAAATAAAGCATCAATTCTGTTTATCGTTAGATTAAAATAAGCATTCACATTTAACATATTTATTTTTTCCTCAACCTCCGCATAGATACTGTCTTTTAAACTTGCATTTGTATATCTGGAATAAAGTATTCTATGTCCGTAATTTTTACAACTCATTATAGAGCTCATTGAAACGGCGAAGGATTTTTGAGAATACCTGCCACCAGTTAATATAAAAACATCAACCCCTTTAGGAATATCAAAAAGGGGTTGGAATTTTTCACTTATTTTTATTTCATCACTATTCATTTTGTTTTGTAAAAACAATTGAAACAGGGAAGTTTTCTGCCATTTCGTGTCTATTGTTTTGGTCAATGACTTGTTTTGGCATACCAAAATTATATTGAAAAAACAATTTTACCGCCCAATCTTTACCCTCATTTAAAGCGTCTGTAAGAGCTTGAAACGCTATATTTTCTAATGGGCTTAATTTTTCAATTAAACTTTGTTCCTCTGCTTTTGTTTTACGTCCTGCGCCCTCTCTCGCTCCTCCCCTTGCTTTTTCCATATTGAAAAAAATTGATTATTCAAATTTATTTACTGACATATCATTTGACCAACGGCCACATTTTTAGTACTATAAAAAGAAACAGTCTCACCGTTGCAAGTGAAACTATACGACCATTGAGGAATGTTTTTGCTCGGTTGGTATTTCGATTCTACTTTACCACATCCGCAATTCTCAACTACATCTGGTGCGCAACTTGCCATCAGGACAATTACTAAAATGCTAAATAGTTTTTTCATAAGTGTTATAAATTAAATCAAGTTTATCGATCATTGATATTAATGGTTTTGGGCTACAACTTGCGCAAGGATACCAAATTGGGCGGTTAAATATTGATGCATAAAGTTCACACACAAATTTTACTTGATCAGACGATATTGTAATAGTTTTCACTTCAGTAAATTGTTTCCAGTCGTTGTACTCTTGTTCGGTAAAACATCTGGCTTTAGTGCGATAAGGAAATAGGTTATTAAGATATTCTTTGCGTTTATCGCACCCACAGTCTTTGCCGTCAACGAATTTGTCTAATCCTGTTGCTTGAATGATTTTCTCGACCGTATCTCCCAAGCCTTTACTTGCGTTTCCTGTAAATGTAGCAGTGCCATCGGTATTAAATTTTAGACCACTTCTTTTTTTCATTTTTAATAATTCTATGAATGTATGAATAATCGGTGTTTAGTTCTTTTGCCATTTCACGAAGCGACTTTGTTTCATTCATCAATATATATTCTTTGGCTACCCAATAAATATTGTCTAAAACTTCTTTTTGTTTATCGTCTGCTTCGAAATCGGAATCAGTTGTAAAATTATAAAAATTATCAATACAAACTGTTTTTTTATTTTTAATTTCTTGCAGGAATAAATTTTTGATAGTAACAATTACATAAAAATCGTTGATTTCTTTGGTGTTGTTGGCTAGTTTAAGATACATTTCATTTACCAAATCGTCTGCCAACATTTTATCTTTGCATATTTTAAATGCAATTTGCCTCCATTGTTTGTCTTTTATAGCTAATTTTTCGAGCATTTAACAAATATATAAAATCATTTTAACATATTCATTTTTGATTCAATTATATAAAATCCATTTTTAATGGTTATGTCTGGGCTTGGTCTGAAATGTTTAGTAAATCCACCTAAATTTTTACGTTTAAGGAGTTCGGTTTGTTGTTTCGTGTATTTCATTGTAATAATAATTTTAAGTAGTTGGCATTATTTTTAGTTCCTGTTGTTTTAAACTCTTTTACTGCATCGGAATAAGTGTTGTCTAGGAAGGTGTGTAGTCTTTGGCATTTGACACCGCATTTGAATTGATGGTCTGTGTTTCGGTATACTTTTTTGTATGCTTCGATTTGTTCTGCTAGTTTCATAAATCCAATTTTAAAAATTCCTCAAAACTTCTAACTAAATAGTATTTAAAGCCCATTTGCGTGACTTTTTTTTCAAATAGCTTCTGGACATCGCTTTGTGCTCCTTTTTCGATTTTAACCTCAACAAAAATACATTCTGCATTTGGTTTCAAGATTATTAAATCGGCTACTCCAGCAAGTAGCCCAGTTGCTTTTAATTTTTTGGCTTCAATTATATTTCTTGTTCCACCATTTGGAACTGAAAATATCAAACCTTTGAATTGGTTTCGATAGTGGATGATGATTTTAGCTTGGATTTGGTCTTCTGTCATAGTTTTTTTGTTTAATTTAGGGGTAACCCCTGTTTTTATTTTTTTTCGGGGGTAGGCTTAAGTATTGATTTTATTGACATTCCCCCTTAATACCCTATTCCCCCTTTTTTTTTATAAAGTATGTAGAAATGTTTTATTTTTTATAATATGGCTTATATACATATATAATTATATTTATAACAGGTCTTGAACTTGAATTTAGAAAAAAAGGGGGATAGGCTTAATTGTTTGATATTGTGTTATTTATACGTTTTTAAAAAGGGGGTTCCCCCGTTTCTGGTGTTTGATATTCGTTTTTCTCGTAAAGTACAAAGCCCTTTTTCTTTAATCCATCTTGAATAAAATTATCATATTTCATATTGTTTTTAACGTAAATTTTACGCAAATCGAATTTTGAGAATTTTACATTTGTATTTGAAAATATTTTTAAAATTTCTCCTTTATTCAGGATTGTTTTAATGTAAAATTTTTCGGTACATTCCAGACTAAAACGATTAAAGAAAATATCTTCCATCTCGTCATTTTCATAAAATTCGTCATTTTGTTCCTTCATAATTTCTAAATCCTCTTCTTTCCGGATTACCCACTCGAAGCCATTAAGATACAATTGGTAAGCTTCTGCCAGCATTGCACTAGAGTCGAACGCTAAACATTCATCATACTTTATACTATCGACTTTGATAGGTAAAATACGCCTATTTCCTGTTGGATCTTTTAAAATATCTAATTCATTTGTGGATCCTAATAATGAAACTTTACGAAGTTCACGGCTGTCATTAATTCCATAGCTTTTACGGTCAACTGCTACCGACATATCAGAAACTGACTTGAAATTTTTCACGTCCTTCGCTCCAACTCCTCCAAACTCATCGTCATACATAATTATATTTTGACACATCCTAAATTTAAAATCTCTAGTATCTGAAATTTTTCCTTCCACAAAATAATCTTCTAAATCCTTTGGTAAAATTTGACGGCACCAAGTAGATTTTCCAATTCCTTGACGACCTCCAGCAAGTACAATTGTAAGAGGTGAAATTTTATCGCTTATTCTTTTCCTGTGTATGTTATTTACTAGTCCAACGAGCCAAGAAGTAAAGTAAGCTGTGTTTATTTCTTTTTTAGGCTCTATTAAATTCACATAATTTGCAATAAAACCATCGCCTTTATATTCAAGATTTTTAAAATATTCTAGTACTTTATTTTTGCTTTTGGTAGCATAAGAATTTAAGCATTTCATAACTCTTTGCGGCGTTACATCTTGTTCACAATATGCACTAGCTTGAATAGATATTGTGTTAAGTGTTCTATCGTCTAAAATACACCCTAAAACCTCTATTAAGCCGTTAAATTCATTATACAACGGTTGCCATTCCTGACTAATAAAAGCAAGTGCCTTACTATCTAAATCTTCATCTTTATTTTGTTTTAGAATATCTGCACCAATTTTTAAAATTTGCGATTCTAAATCGGTTGGTTTTTCAATTGGTTTTTTCGTTGCTTTTGAAATACGTACATTTTCGATTGCTTTTTTTGTGCTTTCAGAAACTACATCCACACCCGTTTCTTTTGCGTAATGGTACAAAGTCGCAATTGTAATACCATCGGAACTACCTTTGCAAAATCTTTGATAATCTCTTTCAATTCGCTTCGGGTCATACTTCAAACCGCCTTGGCAAATTGCGTCGTAATAACCAAATCCAGATTGACCAAATTTTGAAGCAATAGCAAATCCAATATCACAATAACGTTTATAATCTCCTTGACAAATATCACGTCCTTTGAGTTCGTTAATTATGCGCCCGAAGTCATCTTCAGCAAAAAGATACTCTACTTTTTTTACTTCCTTTTTTTTGTAGGTAGAAATAAATTTTGCGCTGTTTTCATTTACAAATATATAGGGGTCGTAAGATACAAAACGAGCCCTTGCCTCATCTTTACAAGCTTGGTCTATTGAAACATCGTAATTTTCAAAATAGTATTGGGCTAAATCATAGAAACTTTCTATAAATTTTTTAGGATTAATTTTTACGAAAATACAAACGCCTTTACCACCAGCGGATCGGTGCGCAATGTATGTATATTTATCGTTTGAAATATCCTCAAAAAGTTGTTCGCTTACATCGTCATCAATATCAATAACGATAAAACCGTTCATTGTATCAATGTTATTTTTTCCTCTATTGTGTCCTGTTTTTATGGTGCAACACCCAGTAATTAGTGGAAGGTTTTTTTTAGCGTTTGAGTATTCTTCACCTTTACCAAATTTTTCTAAGGCATTTCTAACATCAATAATATGATTAATATAAGTACCTTTTTTCACATCTTCAACATATTTTTCAATGCTTATGTTTTCATTAATAACATTGCTTTTTTTGCTATTAATGCACGGGAACGAGCTAACTAGAATGTTTTTCATAAAGATAAATTTTCGATTAAACATATTTCAGATACCTTCCAGTTATTGGCTTTTAGCCTAACGTATAGTGTCGGCTTTGAAATTCCAAGCCTTTTGCAAACTTCCTCATCGGTTGCATAGTGTCGCATAATTTGCACTTTTGAAGTGCAGTTGCGTTTTGTCATAGTTAAATTATTTACTAAATTATTCGAACTTCAAAGATATGTATTTTTTTATAATTTGTTCGCAAAAAGTCATATATTTCACTCTCTTACCATCAACCATCATAGAGCCTAAAATCTTAAAATAAACAGGGCGCAAATATTTATTAAATTTCAATTGAATATGGAAATTGAACTGCTCGATTGTAAATTCGTGAGCTAACAAAAACCTAAGCCATTTTTCTTTAAGGACTTTCAAAGTTTCAAATTTCGTTTTGCCTTTATTTATAAAAAAGTTGAGGTCAATAGTTGGAATTTCGGGTTTATTTTTTTTGCCTTTAATTTCAAAAATCTGTAGTTCATTTTCTTGTTCTTCGCCTATTGGTTTTTCGTACCCACAATTCGGGCAAATCTTTTCTTTAGCCAAAGAAGTAAACCCGCACTCGTCACATTCTTGAATATCGTCAACGATATTTTTTATTTTTCGGTCTGAAAATATTTTTTGCCAGTCATGGTCGAAGCTAAATATTTGATGCTCTTGGTTGTTGTTTCCTCCGTCAATTAACATAAAATAAGGCTTTTCGACTTTGCCAGTAATTCTGGCACCACGTCCAGCAATCTGTATCCAAAGCGAAAGGCTTTTAGTGGCTCGTGCCATTAGTATAACTTCTACATCACAAACATCAAAGCCCTTTGTAAAAACGCCTGTTG